TTTTTTTCTTGTCTGTTTGGCATAGTTTTTATAAATCACCAAAAACTACGCCAAACAAACACACACTATGCCTGTCACGATTATTGTATTCTCACTCCGTTCGGACAATAATCGCGCCAGGCACTGCGCCTATCTTTTTTCCTTCATACTAAAAATATGTATGAAATGAAAATTCTTCGGGGTAAAGACTCCGATGTCCAAAAGACATTAAACCAATGGAAACACCAATACTCCGTCAAAATTGGTGGTTTCCAAGCATTTAATGACGGAACAGTATGCGCCCTGGTTTGTCGCACAATCAAAGATTTGTAATCTTTAGAACCTCTTCGGAGGTTCTTTTTTTCCTACGCTGATAGCCAGATAAATTGTGGATCACTACGCTACGCTTCGTTGGCCACAATTTCCTAGGCCATCACCAAAACTTGCTCTCTTCCTCGGCTACATAACGAGCAGAGCTCGTCAGTACACTCGTCAGAGAGGCTCCAAGGCCCCCCTACCAAGGATCCTGCCGCGTTGCTCGCTACGCTCACAACAGGTCCTTTCACCTGAGCCTATTCACCTAAACTTACCCGGGGGGGTACTTAAGAGGGGGGTACTTATATGGCCCCCCTTTTATATGGATACCCCTTTATATGAGGGGGTGTGCTATGTCTACGGATGATTCAATTTTTTTCTTATTATTAATTGTTCATCGCGATGCTCTACGCCTAGAAATTACAGGAAGAGGTACTGTGCTTGGTAGGGTAAACACAGCATAAAAAAAATAAAATTAAAAACCATGAAGATTCAAAAACACACCTTTAATGAACAAATGCTATTATTGTTTGTTCAAAAGTTATTTGACGACACCGAATTTGTAAACTATTACGATTCTGATTTATTATTTATTATTGATAAATACCAGACCGGAGAATTAAACAGGGATATAGACGAAAAAGGGGCAGGAGGATTTTGGGATTTGGCAGGGGAGTTAGCAGAATATCAACACCTTCCTTTAGGTCAATGCAAATGTAATAGCAAAGAGGCTCCTACATTTAAAGATACATTAGATGCAATTGCCGGAATCAACAAATCTGGTGGTTGTGGCATTCAATTAAACCAAGAAGGGTTTTATAATACCATGTTATACCTTTATGAAATACCTTTAAAATAAAAACTACTAAAACTAAAAATTATGGGAAATAAAATATGTATATGTCCATTATGTAATTCGAGTGATATAGAATTTATGGTATGGGCGAATCCTAATGATATAGAAATTAAGGCAACAGATTGTCAACAAGATGAAGCATTTGATGGGTGGTGTAAAAATTGCAAAGAGAATATCAAGAGTTATGATATAAACGAAATAAGTGTGGAATCTAAATAAAAACAAATAGTTATGGAAAAAAATGAAAAAGTAGAATTAAAGTTTGAGTGGAGCTGGAAAGCTCAGATGCACAGTATCATTAAGCTATTAGAGATGGGAACTGATGAGGGTAAAAAATATGCAAGAGAAGATCTCCTTGCCCTGGCTGAGAAGTTAGATAAACATAATGAGTTAAACGCTAAAAACTAAAACTATGGGAGATAGAAGTCAAGTAATAGCAGCAGTATCAATTGAAAATAAACGAAATGCGTTAAAGATAATAGATGATTGGGATGATATCACAGAGTTGGGCGAGAATTTTTATATGCAAGCTTATAGCTGGAAGTGGTATCCGTCTTATGATAAGATATCTGAGTTTGAGGAATTTATAGCTGAATTAGAAGATGACGGATGCTTATTAGTGGTGAGGGAAGATGGTGCGATAGTGTCTGAGGTAGGGCCGATTTGGAATTATGGGATAGAAGCATATACTAAAATAGTAACTCCATTTGATTAAAAATTTAAAAATTAGAAACTATGGGATGGCAACAATATGAAAAGATAGAATCGTTAAAACAGCTTAAGAAGTATAAAAGGACAGAGTTGTTTATTAGGCTCAATGGAGGGTTGAAAAGTAGTAAGGAGGTTGAGTGGGATAAAGGCTGGAGTATTTGGCATGGTATCAGTGATACTACAAGTACATATAAAACGGACAAACAATTTAAAGAAAACGAACAATTCTTTATAAAGGCTATGAAAGAAGGTGCTTTATGGAGAGAAATATAAAAATTATGAATAGTGATGGTAGTGGAATGTTCCAAGGAACTAAATGCGGCAGCTGTGGTGGTCCTGTTGGGCGTCGCACAAAAGAACAAGTAATAGAACAAGACCAGGATAAGGGTTATGGTATATGTCCTAAGTGTGAAGAACAAAATGAAAAGCACGAAGAGGTAATATGGAATGAATGGCGAAATGCTGTTAGAGATGTTTTATCTGTTGATGGAAAGGAGAAATGGGATTCGCTTAATGTGGATGTTCAGAAAGCATTTGTTTTGCAGCAACTTGATTTAGGAAACATTAAAATAGGCGAATGAAAAAACATACTAAGATATATATGAACCATTTTGGCTATGGAGAACAAAGTTTTGTTCCTTGTGAGTATTGCGGTCGACAAGCTGTTGATGTGCATCACTTGATCCCTAGGGGGATAGGAGGAAGCAAGACTAAAGACTACATAGAGAACTTGATGGGTTTATGTAGAGAATGCCACAATAAGGCTGAAGCAGCACCAGAATTTAATGAGGTACTTAAAGTAGTTCACAAAAATTTTGTTAATAAATAAAAATTGAAATATCAACCATATAAATTATATTTGCATGAATAGTCAACAGTATAAAGTGATGAGGGTTCTTTCCCGAACAACTAACAGTTTAGAAGATGCCATTGAGTCTTTAGATTCAGATGGACCTAATTTAGCTATTACGGAAGATGGCAAAGACTTACCTTTTTATTCCAAGATGTATATTACCCCAGCTAAAGTTAATGGGTATTTTGATATTAAAGAGTGGGCGCAATATGAGATTAAGATATTTGTATTTGATGACCATGAAGAACAAGTAAATTTTATGTTAAAAGAAAAAGTATGAAAATTAAAAGTCTAAAACTAGTAAAAGACGGATATGAAGGTATTCGTATTGACCATATCGCCACAACAAAGAAAGGTGATATAAGTTATGATGTTTATCGTCATGACAAGTATACCCATCCTATCACCCAGGAACTGGAGCATTCTATGGATAGGCTAAAGATCCATCTATTGAAGCTGATAAGATGTTGGCCTTCAAATTGGGATTTAGCTGTAAATATAGAAGATATAACATTAGACATGGAATCAACAGATGTTAATGTAACTGAAATAGTAGGGCTACTTAATGATTTACTAGTTACGGCTATAGTCTATGATGGGGAGCAGTTTGCCCTGTCAGGCAGGCTAAAAGGAGTAGATAACAGAAACATCATTTTTAGTACTGGGTTTGTAAGACCGGAAACTGATTATGATTATTATAAATTATGTAAAGAACAAATTGAAGAAGTATTCGTATATGCTGCTAAATATGTAGAAGGAGAGCCTATAAAAAGCTTAGCTAGTGATAGTGGATATGTAGAATCGACTGCTACTTCAATGCCATTTTTTGACTTATGAGTAAAATAGAATTTATAGAAGAAGGACATAAGTATGTTAAAAACGATATGGAATATACTTCTGTATCTAAAGTAATTTCAGTAGTTGAGCCTGCATTCCCAGCTCAAATAATTGCAAAAAATATAGCAAAGTCACAAGGAGTATCTATTGAAGAGGTATTAGAAGAATGGAAAAGAAAGAGAGATATGGCTTCGGAGATAGGTAATGACATCCATCATGCGCTAGACGAATACAGCAAGAACGGTAAGGCAAGAGATGCATATTGGAACCGTATGGCAGAAGATCTGGAAGCTAAATTGTTTTCAGAATACAATGCCGTTGATAGTGAGTTTATTTTACATTCTGATAAATATCTAGCTGCTGGTACTGCTGACAGGTTATGTTATAGAAATAAGAATGTTATAGATATCAGGGATTTTAAAACTAACGAAACCAAGGGAATACAGTATTGTGACAAGTACAATAAGTTCATGACTGATCCAATGGGGTATTTAGAAAACACCAATTATAACCGATATGCTTTACAGTTATCTTGTTATGGAGTTTTAGTAGAAGAACAGCTGAGATATAAAATAGGCAACCTGGCACTGATATATATCCCTCCAGTAGATCCTATGAATTGGCAGTATATTCCTGTTCCGTATATGAAAAGAGAAGCTGAGATATTATTGATGCAGAACAAGATAAACAAGTCCAATTAATGTTATTCAAACTAACCAAAGACAATAGCGTCATATTACATAAAGACTGTTATAAGTTATGTCCTGAGTTAAAGGCATTAACTGAAAAACAGATGCTTTATGTAATATTGGCCTATGATTATAAAAGCCCTTATGTCCAGCTCCCACTAGAAGAGAGACGAAGAACAGCTAGGTCCCAGGTTTACAAATCTATGGAGAAAGATCCGGAGAAGAAGAAACTTGTTTCTGATGCTATTGAGATGTATATGAGCTTGCAATATGAGCCCAAAAGAGAAACCCTGGATACCTATCAAAGCAAGATCAAGATGCTAGAAAGAGAATTGATGGCAACATTAGACACTACGGAGATAACCAAGATAACTCGGTCTATCCAGCATTTGATGAAGTCTTATGATGAGGTTCAAAAAGAAATAGAAAGAAGTGAGATAATGGAAGAACTAGAAGGGGGAGGAAAACTCTCTTTGCTAGAAAAGATGCAAAACAGCAGAAAGCTTTATACTTTACACAAGGATGATATATTTGCCTAAAATTAAGCCCAAGAATTTCTGTCCTAATCCTATTGCAAGATTTGGGATTCCCGACTATGCCAATTCTATTGTTTATCCAGAAGTAGAAAATACTCAAGCTTGGCGAAGCTGGTGGAAAGAGCAATGTTATTATTGTATAGAAGGGTATGAAACTGCCGGTATAAAAATATCAGGTCGGCTTTATTACTATTTGAACTTTTGTATTATAGCAGGTGTAAGCAGGGGAAATATCTATCCTGAATTCTATGATCTTGTATTTGAATTTTTTGATTTAATAGATCAAGCCAAAGCAGAAGGAAAAGGAGTTATCGGTCTTAAAGCCAGGCGTAAGGGATTCTCTTATAATGTGATGTGCGGAGAGATTGATTACGGTATGAGGTTCATAGATGGCTACCAAGCAGGAGTATGTGGGGGAGCTGAAGAGCATGTAAGTGACTTTTATAACAAGCTAATAAATCAATTTTTTTTAAAACCTCCGGAACTTAAAATGCACCTTATGTCAAAGGGATCCGTTGAAAGTGAAGTACCTATGGTTTCTGGTTATAAGGTAAAGACATCTACTGGATGGGAAGAGAGAGGCTCTAAGAATACTATCTATTGGTCTACTATGTTTCGCAACCCTAATAAGTTCAAAGGAAAGTATTTGCATGCCCAGGTATTTGAAGAAAGCGGTGAATTCCCATTACTAGAAAAAGCCTTTAATGCTAGCAAAGACTGTTGGATGGAAGGAGATATGATGATAGGCACTCCTTATGTATACGGTACAGGAGGAAATGTAAAAAGCAGTTCAAGAGATTTTAAAAAGATGTACTATGATCCAGATGCTTTCAGGCTACTGAAATTTTTTGTTCCTGCAACAAGAATGTATTTTCCTTGTGTTTCAGGGTACAGGAATACAAGAGGAGAGCTTAAAGAAGATATTCCCTATTTAAAAGGAAAGTATAGTATTGATGAAAGATACGGGATGGAAGACCGGGAAGCTGCTGAAGAAAAGATAATGCGAAGGAGAGAAGATTTTAAAAAAGGAGATAACAAAAAAGCATTATATGATAATATGCAGAACAACCCTCTAAATGAGAAAGAAGCGTTTCTGCAATTCTCTTCTAATAATTTTGATGTTGATTTAATTAATGATCAAATGTTCAAAATAGAAAGCCAGAAAACTAAATTAGGTAAGTTCAAGTTAGAATGGAAAAAGAATGAAAAGGGAGAACTTATCACTCCTCTAAAAGTAGAAGCTATTCCTGACAAGACCGGTGACTGGAAGATACACTATGACGGTCATCCTAAGTCAAGATATAAGAACCTGGATATAGCAGGACTTGACAGTTATGATATGGACCAATCTATGACTTCCAAATCATTAGGATCTATGGTTGTCTATAGAAGAAAAAATACTATGAGCGGATCATTATCAGATGCTCCAATTGCTTTACTTTACTATCGACCAACACAGAAAGAAACATTTTATGATGAATGTCTTAAGGGAGCTGTATACTGGAATCTAGTGGGAAATGTGCTTATAGATGCTGAGAAATCGTTAATAGTAGAATACTGGAAGAACCAAGGTTGTCTAAAGTATTTCGCTCCCAGGCCACGCAAGTTTGATGCACCAGGGGGCAAACAAGTGCACGATATAGGAGTAAAGCTAACTACTTATTCTAAACCTAAAATGTTAGGTATCTTGCAATCTTGGGTATATGACCATGTAGAAAAATGCTGGCATGAAGATATCTTACAAGACCTATTAGACTATGATGAAACAATAAGAGAAAGCGACTGGGATTCCGCTGATGCATTAGGAATAGCATTAATGAGAAGTGCTGATATGCAAGTAAAGATAACCGATGATATAAAGTTTGCTAAGGAAGATCCGTTTAAATTACCAGAATGGGCAGAGGATGAAAATGGCAATGCAGTTATAAGAAAAGGAGGAACTATTGTTGAAGAAGATATCAAAGATCCATTTTTACAACTACTATACAGCGGACAATTAAATACATAATTATTATATTTGTCAAAACTATACATAATGGGAGCAGAATTTCCACGCCAAGACATACCAGAATCTAAAAAAAATAAAGCCTGGTGCAAAAAGATGCTCGATTATGCTGTAAGCCAGTTTGAATACCTCAATAGAAACCGGGAAAGAATATTACGACTAAGACGCGCTTACAATGGAACTATCGATAAGCGCAGGATCCAATACCTTACCAACACTTACGGAAAGAAAATCAAAACTCGGTTTATCGATTATAAAATAGGCAGACCAAAAATTGATCTAGTCAATGGAGAATGGTTAAAGCGAACTCTCAACTCTACTGTCCAGTCTGAGAACAAAGAAGCTAAGAACAAAAAGATGGACAAGTACTATCGTACATTAGGTATGATGGAAGTTAAGCCTCAACTAGAAGAGCTAAAAGAACTAGTAGGATTTGATCCTTATCAAGGGATGGAGCTTCCTAATAAGGACAATATGGACCAGCCACGCATAAATGTCAAGTTAAAGAACGAAGTATTTATGCAACATGCCCTAAATCACCATATAAGGATTAGGGATATGAAAACAAAACTATCCAAAAATTTTAAAGATCTAGAGATTACCTCCGAAACATTTGGTATGATTGATTTAAAAGAAAATGGGACAGTAGATTACATTCCTATCAAACCTGAAAATGCTATTTACATAGAATCAGAAAACGATGATTTTTTACAGCATTCTCCTATTATGGGCCACAAAAGATATATGTTTGTTCAGGACATTTTAAGTGAATATAGCCAGGATAAAGAGTTTCAAGGAACTAAAGGAAAAGAACTAAGAGATAAACTTGAACAGTTAAGAGGTGATAGTGGAACTTATAATGATATTGATAGTGGATATTATAAAAACTGGTATAAGGTAATAGGCGAAGAACTGGCAATTATTGTTTACAGAATAGAATGGAAAAGCTCCAGACCTGTCTATACTAAGATCTTTCCTAATAATCGAAGAGCAGAGATTTCTCCTGAATACTATGAAAAGAATAAAAAGAAAATTCAAAATGATGAGAAGAACAAAAAGTATGAGCTAAGAAAAGAATGGAAGATTGAATTATGGGAATCAACCAGGATAGGACAGGATATTGATATCAGGTGCAGACGAAAACCTTATCAGCTAAGAAGTGTAGATCCGCCACATGATCCTTGGTATTCTTATGTTGGATTGTTATTCAACACTGAGAACGGGATAAGAGTATCATTATTAGAAATGCTAGATGATATATCCTTTTTGTATAATGTAGTAATGTTCCAAATTAATAGGGAGCTGGCTAAAGCAAAAGGAAAAGCAGTAGCTTATGACCTTGCAGGATTACCCAAAGGTCAAACAATGAAAGATATAATGTACAACCTGGCTGATGATGGATTGTATTTATACAACTCTTCACAAGAAGGAAACAAGATAGGAAGGGATGTAATGATACAAGGAACCATTAAAGAAATAGACTTAGGAATAAGCAATACTATTTCAGTCCTTATCCCCTTAAAAGCAGAACTCCAATTAATGGCAGATAGGCTAACCGGTATCACAGAAGAACGACAAGGGCAAATATCAGCTTCCTCAACAGTGACTAATGCTCAAAGCAATATAGTAGCTTCCAGAACTATGACCGAACCCATGTTCTATTATATGGAAAGGTTCACCGAAAGAGTATTCTCTAAGATGCTAGAAGCTGTAAAGGTAGCCTGGGGATTGATGAGCACAGGAGAAGCTGACCTAATAATAGGAGATGAGGGAAAAGGATTTTTAAAAGCAACATCAGATATTGCCAATGATGATTATGGGGTGTATCTAATAGATGGAAGAGAAGAGCAAGAGATAAAAGCCAAATTAGATATGTTAGCCCAAGTATCTGTCAATGCTAAAGAGCTCAGATTACAAGATTGGTTGAAGGTTAGCCTAGCAGAAACACTAGGAGAAGCCCAGGAATCTCTTGAGAAGGGATGGAAAGAGATGGAAGAAGCCAGGATGCAAGCTGATCAGATGAGAAACCAAACACGCCAACAAGAATTGCAACAACAAATGCAGATGGCCATAGAAGATAGAGAAGACAAGCAAGAACATGATATTAATAAGATAATGGTGGAAAGAGGATTAGACGGAATGGCAGCCACCGACAAAGACGAAGCTAAGATGAGGGAAGAACAATATAAGGGAAGTGTTCAACAAAAACTCAACAAAGATAAGAATAAGTAAATTTTTAGTAAATTAGCAAAATTATGGCATATATAGGTTTTGACAAGTTAGCTGCAAAGACAAGTCCCGCAATAGCTGCATCTATTGGCAGAAAAAAATATGGAAAAAAGAAATTCCAAAAAGCAGCATCAGAAGGTAAAACAATGGAAAATGAAAAACCATTACAAGAAGGAGGTACTGTTAAAAGAAATCCTGCTTTAAATCCAGATTCAAAAGTATTAGCAAAGAAAAGAAGAAAACTTGAAGCAATTAAAAAGAAAAACATAAGAGAAAATAACAAAAAAAATAATGAACCTAAATGGATAAAGTTCTTGGCAGAAAAAGGATTAGCACACCCCATTGCTCCTGCAACTAAAAGAAGAGGAGGTATTATATCTAAGTTGCAAACAGGAGGAACTCCGTACCATAAAGAAAAACCTACTTCTACAGAAAAAGAAGTAACTAAATCTCATATAAAAGAAGGAAATTTAAAAAGCAAAACTGTTAAAAAAACAAAAAATCTCCCAAGTGGTTATTCAATAGTAAAAACAAAAGTAAGGGAACAAACTAATACTCCATTTCGTCATAAAAAAAGATTTAAAACTAAAGAAGTATTTAAAGATGGAAAATATGTTCAGCCATATACTGGAAGATTCCAAACAGGAGGCGTAGCACAAGGTAAAAGCCCAGGAGTAGATACTCCCACTACTATTGATGGAACTACTTATTATCAAAATGGAGGAAAAGCAACAAGTTTTGAGAAAGACCAAATAGAAAAATCATTTTGGGAGAAACAAAAAGCGAAGCAGAAAGAAGAAAAAAGTAATTTAGATAAAATATCAGAAGGTTTGAAAAAAGCTAATGCTCAAAGGCAAGCTATTGGAACGGCAGATGATATTAAAGCCAGAAAACTAAAAAGAGAACAAGACAAACTAAAACAAGAAGCAGAATCACAAATTTTTAAAAAAGGAGGAAAGATGAAATATAAAAAAGGTGGTATCGTATCTAAACTACAAA